CGGCACCTCCGCCTGCGTTCAGGTCCTCCAGAAACTCGCCGCCGCGAGCATGGACGGCAACCTCACGAAGGAGGAGGTCGACGCCGCGTTCGGCGTGAAATCGGAGACCCGCGCCCTCCACGACGAGAAGAAGAACGGCGGCCAGCCATGAGCAACACGAAACGGCCCTACACCGGGTTCGACAAGGTCGGCACCGCAACCCACCCCGCCGCCAAGAAACTCGCCGAACTCCTCGAGAAGCGCCACGGGATGAACTACATGGGCGGCCTCGTCGTCCGCGTCATGCGGTCCGCGCCGGCCGCGATCCAGAAACTCGCCCCGACCGACCCGAAATGTGCCCCCTACATGAGCGTCCATGCCACCGGCCGCGCCATCGACATCGGCCTCAACGACGCCGGCACACTCGCCGAGATCTTTGACTTCCTCGTTGCCAACGCCGACGAACTCTTCCTCGAGGAGGTTCATAACTACTCGTGGAAGGCTCCAGAAGCCAAGAAGGCCTGGGGTCGCGGCTACCGATGCTCCCGCGGCGGCGGCAAGACCCTCGGCGTCGTCGCCTGGGATGCCACCAACAACGGCGGCACACCCGGCGGCCTCTGGCTCCACGCGGAGGTCTCCCCGAACGCCGACCCCGCGAAACTCGAGGCCCACTTCCGAGCCACGAAAGCCGCATCGTGATCCCCTAGACCGCTCCGGGGAGCCTCTTGGACAACGGCCTCCCCGTCGAGCCCCGGCCGGTGCTTCTCCGCCGGCCCGGAAAGCCCGCCGCCCCACCACCCCCTGGCAGGACGGCGGGCTTCTCCGTATTTGCGGGACCATCCCCCACCGTGCTACACACTTCGGGCATACTGTCCGTGACGAGTCCAAGCGTCACCAACACAGGAGAAAAACCACATGGCAGGTAACTACGCCGACCGACTCGACGGGTACGTCGACGTCGCCCAACGGATCACCCTCTTCCGCGAGAAATACCCCGACGGGTCCCTCCAGCCGGCGAACCCCGCCGAGCCCTACCGCCTCGTCGACATCGACGGCCGCCTCTTCCTCGTCTACGTCGCCGCCGCCTACCGGCACCCCGACGACACCCGACCCGGCATCGGCACCGCCTGGGAACCGTTCCCCGGCCTCACCCCGTATACCAAGAACTCCGAACTCATGGTCGCCGAGACCTCGGCCTGGGGCCGCGCCATCAAGGCCTGCCTCCTCGATGACCGCTCAAAGGTCGCCTCCCTCGACGAGGTTCGGGCCCGCCGCACCGAAACCCCGTCAGAGCCCTCGGTGAGGCCCGTAGAGCCCCGCAACCGGCCAGAGGCGGGCACAGGACCCAAACTCGCCACAGACGCCCAGAAACGCCTCCTGGAGCAGATGGCCGGCGAACGCGGCTACACCCTCCCCACCCTCGACGAGATCACCTTCCAGGACGCCTCGGATCTCATCACCCACCTCAAAACCCTCGCGAAGGTCCGCGCCAACAAGAAACCCGCGCCGGCCCCGAACCCGGACGATCAGGAGGAGCCCTTCTAATGACCCGCGCACGACGTAACGGCATCGCCATCCTCGGCGCGATGGCCGCCTACAGCCTCCTCGGCGACTACGACCCGACGAGCAACGCCGACTTCTTCGTCGGCGCGGCGGTCGGCATCATCACCATCGTCATCGCCGCGGTCGCCTACCTCGAACTCATGCAGGACTAGGCGATGCTCGAGAAATACTTCGCCGAACAAGTCGAACACCTCCTCAACCTCTACGGATGGAGGTGGACCCACTTCGAGCCCGCGATCCGCCAGTCTGGAGGATGGGCGACCGCGCTCCGCGGCATGAAAGGCCTCCCCGACTATGTCGCCGTCCGTGACGGCCACCTTGTATTCGCCGAAATCAAGTCCGACCGCGGGAAACTCACCCCCGACCAGGCCGAATGGATCACCCGGCTCCAGGGCGTCCAGACCGTCCGCACCGAAATCTGGTACCCCGAGGACTTGCCCGAAATCAAGCACATCCTGGGGCGCAACGGCCGATGACCCTCACCGTCGGCTCCCTCTTCAGCGGCATCGGAGGCCTAGACCTCGGCCTCGAACGCGCCGGCATGAAAGTCATCTGGCAATCTGAAATCGACCCCTACGCGAGCCGGGTGCTCGCGAAACACTGGCCCGAGGTGCCCAACTATGGAGACATCAAACGAATCGATTGGGGAAACGTTGTTCGACCTGACGTTGTATGCGGTGGATACCCTTGCCAGCCTTTCAGCACCGCAGGCAAACGACGCGGCGACGACGACCCTAGACACTTGTGGCCGTGGGTTCGAGAGGCCATTAGCCGATTACGACCCCGATACGCAATCTTGGAGAATGTTCGGGGACATCTCACTTTGGGAGGGACCACCGTGCTTGGAGATCTTGCCTCCATCGGGTATGACGCGGAATGGCGTGTTGTATCTGCAGCCAGCGTGGGTGCCAATCACCGACGTGACCGCATCATCATCGTGGCCTACCCCGACGACACAGGACCACATTCAGCGTCAATCAACGCAGCAGACACCGGGGAGCAGGCACAGCGTGGGGTTGGGGGATGCAGTACGAATGTGGCCTACCCCGACGACTCAGGAAGTCGAGCATCCGAACATGGAACTGACGGAGACCGGACGCAGGAAAACCTCGGATGGCAGTTCCTCGCACAGCGTGGGACTAGCCGACGCAGTACGAATGTGGCCTACGCCTCGGGCGGCGTTGGGGGATGCACGGAACCACACGGCCTACGAACGGTCTACGGACAAACGACAGAACTTGGAAAACAAGGTTGGAACGGCAGACCCATCAGCGATTGGTGGCAAGTTGAACCCGACGTGGGTCGAGTGGCTCATGGGGTTCCCGGCCGGGTGGACAGACTTAGAGGACTCGGAAACGCCGTAGTACCCCAAGTCGCCGAAGTCATCGGCCGCCTCGTCGTTGCTCATTACGAAAGGACCGCGGCATGACCGAAATCCGCTCCGACAACTACTTCGCCATCGTCCCCGAATGGCTCCTCCACGCCGACATCTCCGGCAACGCCGTCCGGCTCTACGCCATCCTCAACCGGTACGCGAACTCGAACGGTCACGCCTGGCCCTCAAGAAAGACGATCGCGGCGGCGATGAAGTGCTCCACCGCAACCGTTGACCGGGCTCGCGACGAACTCGTCCAGGTCGGGGCCCTCACCGTGAAACAACGCTTTTCGGACGCCGGCGACCCCACCTCGAACCTCTATATCCTCCACACCCTCCCTGTGGGAAACCATCCACCCTCCTCACAGGTGACGAAGGGTATGGTCACGGATGGGGATACGGGTATCCCCAAGGATGACGAACTAAACAGAGCCAGTATGAACGAGAGCCATTCAGGAACACCGTCACAGGTGAAATGCGGAACTTGCAACGGTCGCCGCATCGTATTCCCGTCACAGGTCTATGACCCGGAACGAGGATGGGTGAGCGAAGGACCACGACCCTGCCCCGAATGTCAACTATGAAGCACGACCCTCGCGACGTCCGAGAAGGCCTCAAGGAACTCCTGGCTCTCGAAGGACCACCGAAGGACTACATCGGAGCCCGCTGGATCATCCGAGCCGCCATCGAAACCATCTCCACCATGCAAGCCGACCTACGCCGGCAAGGACTCACCGAATACGACGAAGGAGAAGAACAATGAGCGACCACTACGAAACCCACTACCGGCAACTCGAGGTACAACGCCTCGAGGATGAACTCGACCGGCTCCGCCGGCTCGTGGGCTTCCAGAACGGCGTCATTATCACCGCCCAGGCCCTCATCGAAGCGCTCCACGTCGAGGACACGATCCTCTCGGAGACCGCGATCCCCCGCTACTGCGCCCTCCGGGACGCCCTGAACGCCTTCTACCGCGCATGAGCCCCCACCAGCCCGGCCTCTTCGACCCCCAGGAAAGCCTCACCACCACCATCCCCGCGACTAGGCTGGTCCGAGTCCACGACACCGACACCGCCCACGAGGCCGCCGCGAACGCATCACGCCGCGGCCCGTCACAAAGGAGGCGAGTATGGGAAGCACTCAACAGACTCGGCGACGCCACCGACTACGAACTCTCCGTAGCCACCGGCATCCTGCGATCGAGCGCCGCGAAACGCCGGCAGGAACTCGTCGACCTCGGATACGTCGTCGAGACACCGTTCCGCCGACGCACAGACACCGGCACCAACGCCGTCGTCTGGCGACCCTCACTCTCACCGCCATCCTCACCGCCGGCATGAGCACACCCGCCCACGCCCACAGCACCCTCGATTGGTCCCGCACCAAATACGGCGCGATCCTCCCCGACGCCTACTACGACCAGATCGCCCAATGCGAGACCGGGCTTACCCTCGACA